AGCAAGCCGCCTTTAGTTGTTAGATGCGCTTTTAAAACTTCAAGCTCAGTCATATTTGCAAGCTCAATGTCTTGCATTAATTTTTGAGCTTCATCACCTCGTTTTAAGGCAGCAGATTCTGCTCTTTGTTTGTCTTTTGCCGCGTCAGCATCGGCCTTTGCTTTTGCTTTTGCTGCATCAGTATCGGCTTTAATTTTTTCTTTTGTTGTACGTATTTGTCTTTCTAATTCAGCATTTGCTTTCTGCTGTTCTTCTGTGCCACCTTTTACACGTGCTTTGTAGGCATCTAAAGCTGGGCCAGTTTCAGTTAAAAGTTTTAATTGATGCTGTAAATTTGCGTTATATTCTTTCTGTTGTTCTTTAGATTTATCAACAGCTTTATTGTTTTTCTCTGTTTTTTCAAGGGCTTCTTCTGCTGCTAAATTTTGTGCTGCAAGTAAAACAACACTTCGTAATTGCTCATCGTTTGCCCCTGCTCTTACAGCTTCTTGATAAGCAAGAGCTACGCTATTTGCACCTATTTCAGCTTTTTCCTGCTTTAATTTTTTTATTAAATCTTCAGTTGCATCAGTCGTATCGTCTGTTTGACGAACTAAATTTTTGTTTCTCTCTCCTAGCGTATCAATGTCGGATTTAAGTCTCTCAATCTCTTTATGTCTTTCTTCAAAAGTAAGCGGATCAAGAGTAAATATTTCACTAAAATTTAACCTAATGTCTTTTAGCTGATTTAATTCTTGCTGTAATTCTCTAATTTGAGCATTATTTTCTGCAATTTCAGTTTGCGCCAATGACCTAGCGTATTTTTTTTGCGCTTCAGTGAGATCGTCAAAACTATCAATTAAACTTTTATTAGTTTCTTTTAGTTTCTCCATTGCATCGCCAGTGTCATTTAGGCTGTTATACACTGCACCTGCTAAAATAGAGCCAAACGCAATCAAAGCACCTAAAACAGCACCACCAGAACCAAAAATAGAAGCAATTTGCGGCCCCTGTTGGCCCATAATCATAAACGCACTAGTTCCCATTTGCGCTTGGACTGCAACGTCTTGTAACTGCCAGGATAATTGTTGGGTAGAGCCTCGCATCGCTCTAAATGCACCGTTAGTTTCGCCAGCTGACATAGATGCAAATCTTGCAGCATCAGCCTGTTGTTTCATTGCTTCTGCGTTTTTCATTGCAGCTTGCGCGGCTTTTAACTGGGCATCGGTTGCGCCTTTTGCCTTTAAATCTAATATTTTTATTTCATTTGCAGATTTGCCAGCATTTCTAGCTTGCTTTTCAAACTGCTTCGTCAACTTTTTAACTGATTGATCAAGAGTTTCAGTTGTCTTTTCGGTTTTTTTGCCTGACTTGTTAAGTAATTCTAAATTACCCGTAGCAGTGACTACACCCTTACTATCAACGCTGATAACTAACTGTGAAATATCAGCCATAATTATTAACCTCTTGAGAGTGTAAAGTGTCTAAATGACAAATTGTGTCAATTTCAAAGACGCTAAGATCGCCATATATCTGCATATAAGCGTTGATTTCAGGAAAAGAGATAGAATTTTCACTAGAATTCTTTAATTCAACAAAAATAGACCACAAATAATTTAGTTTTGGGTCTAATTTTGGTGCGTTTTCTAATTCTTTAGGTTTCTTGCCGATAGATTTTGCAATTTGCTTTAGATTATTTATTCGACTAACTTTTGAACCTTTGTCATAACCAAGCGACCAAAATTGCCACTTAGCATATTTACCTAGTTCTTTTGTTAGTCTTTCATAAAATTTTTGCGGTCTGCAATAAACTGGTCGATCTGTTGAGTCACACTAGGAGCATTTGCATATAATTCTTTTGCTTTTTCCGCACTAAAAATTATATCTTTGTCACCATCTTTAAGCCCACGCCAATCTTTTGTTATTGCAACTAAAAGATCAATTTCACCGCCCTCTTCCTCATTTAGCAAAGCTCTGTGATACTTACGTACAGCCTTTCTGTAAGCCTTTGAGTCAATGCCCTTTAGGGTTATGTAAAAATCGGTTTCTTTGCCATCTAAGGGGCTTACAATGCGTATTTCAGCCCCTTCTTCATGCGCGTCTGCTGTACACAGTTGGTTAATGTCCATTATTGTCCTCGATCTATTAAATTAAGATGGTACGCGAGTAATTTTGATTTGTGATGCATCACTAGAATTGTACAAAGCAACAAAATCTAACGTTACCGTAATGGCTTCAGGACCAGATACTTCAGGATTACCAGAGTTATATTTAATGTTAGGTAAACTAAAGATGTAATCATTGCCAGCTGCATCTGTTAGCGTAAATTGAATAGCAGATGAAGTTTCACTAATAAACTTGTCAATAAGTGTTGTATTTTCAAAGTAGGCAGTGACCGATCCTGTAACGCTGGACTTACCAATAGACGGTAACAGCGTATCAGCAGAACCAACAACGTATAATGCTTCCATTCCGTTGTCTATTTGCAATTCTAACGCTGTAATAACAGCAATAGCAGAACCACCTTCAGTAATTGAGCCAGTAAATGAGTCAAAAGGTGCTGTTGTTGTCTCTGCGCTGTACGTAGAACTACCTAGTGCAGACCCAGATGTAGTAAATCCAGAGCCAATAACGCCAAAAGAGCCTGTAACCATAGAGTTAGGTGCTACGTTTAACGACATATAGTTAAATTGACAGCCAGTAGAGCGCAAATACTTGCTAATATCTTGATGATAACGCTCTACGGTAAAGCTTCTGCGAGTTGTACCAGCTTTAAGTACGTTAGTTGACCAACTTCCGCATAAAGTGGCTTCAATTAACGCATCTAAGCCGCCATAAGACATTTCAAAGTTAATATCACCAGTAACAGACTTATTGCCATGTCTAAAATGAGCAATTTGACGATCCTCACGCAATTCTTCTGATTCAACCGCATCTTTTGACAGACCTAAAGTTGTACCAGTGTGACGAATTGGTGTAAATCCTGGGGACGATGGAGTTGTGCCAAATGTTGATTCAAGAACATAGGCAAGATTGTGGCGTGAGCCAGTTGCAATAGTCATATTTTACCTCGGAGTGATATGAGCCATATAGTTAATAGAGATTGAAATAACAAAACGATCTTCGTCTTTTATCCCTGTGTTTCTTGATACATTACCAAGCCGTATTGTTTTGCCATTTTTAGATAAATCTGTACCACGTTTAAAGTGATCGGCTATTGCATCGGCTTTTGTTTCTGCTTCACCACGCCCTAAACCACTAGGCGCAAAGATATCTATTTGGTAAATCCCTAAATATTCATCAATACCGTTTGTGCCTAAAGCCGCCTGTATCGTAGAGGCTGGCAAAATAGTAGGACGTAAATACAACGTATTTTTGACAGGAGTAAATGGGGTGTTTTCCCATGCAATTGGAGAATATCCAGCAAGGGAACTTAATCTAGTGTCTAAAGCGGAGCTTATGTCTGCAAATATTGTAGTCATGCTGCCACCTTAGATAATGCTTTTGCTAATTTGTTTTGGAACTTGCTAACGCTAACTCTTACCATTCCTTCAGGTTTTTGTATGTGCGACCAACTTCCATATTCAATTCTCTCGCCATAGGGCAAATTATTAGTCAAAAATATTGGTTGATCTGGCTGCGCGTTGTAAACCACCGATGACATTGCAGAAATTGTAGCCGTATCAGTGGTAATTGCTGTTAATTGACCAGATGCTGGCGAATCTAAAGTGCATTGCCAGTTACTTTGCAAACTCCCAGGTTTATAGTCAGCTGGCGCTGGATACTTCCACAAAGATGGATCGCCAATAGGTGTTTCCCTGATAATCTCAGAAAATAGGTCAATAGCAGACTCTTGCACAACATCAGAAAGCTTTGCCTTTGTTTTTTCGGCAAATTCTTTAAGATCGACAGTGAAGGTCATAAAAAACATCCGTCCCAGAAGGTGATTCAGTCTTAATTCCCATAATCCGATATTCAACTGAATCAAATGTTATAGAGTCATTGATTATTGGTATTGTTACGCCTGACTGCATTAAAAGACGTACATCATTCTCTTGCACGTTCTCTCCGGCCTTTTCCATAGCGTTAAATTGCGCTCTAACAGCTTTTACCGTAAAAGTGTCAGTAAGACCTGTAAAATATTTGCCGCTTGCAGGGTCGAATCTACGACCTTCATTTCTTGTTATGGTTGCAGTAGCGCCAAAATTTGTAATAAGACTTGTTGCTGTTTTTTGTAGCGTTTTGTAATCAAACACGAATCACCCTACTCGATCTATGGGTGATCTTTGCTAGTTTAGTATCGACAGCTTTTAAAAACGTTACGGCTCTAGCTGAATCAGAATACTCAACTTCTAAACTGCCTACTTTTTCTTTAGAAGTTTCTCTAGCTTGATTGTCAAGTGGATCAACGCCAGCACCTACGGCTATAGCGGTTTCCATTTGAGCATCTTTTAATAATTGAGGTATTTCAGAGGTTGAAACACTGTAGTCATCGACCATTACCCCATAACGAGGCCACATCAAAGCTTGGGCGCTAGTGCTTTTAGTGCCTAAAAAATCTTTGCTTTCTATATAATCCATAGCCCTTATTAGCAAGACAGCGGCAGTACCAGTGACAGTAAGACCTCGATCTGTTGCATAAGTTGTAAGGTCAGCTTCACTTACATACGAATTAGAAGTTGCAGATCCTGAACCTGTTTCAACGACGATTGTTGCCATAATATAAATCCATTAAAAAAGCCCCACCCTAAAAAGAGTGAGGCTAATTTTATTACCCAAGTAACAATGCAGTATGCTCTGGCTTGATGTTTTTAACACCCCAAGCAAGACCAACTTCATAACGTACTTTTCTGTAGCCTTTGTACATGGAGAATTCCATAGCTAGACCAGAACGCGGATCAGTAATTACGATCACATCTGAAGCCATGTCACCCTCTAATGGACGGGCTGGAGCGCGAGATGCAAGAACAATAGCAGAACGGTTGAACGCCATGTTTCTAGCAGATGCCGCAACAGCAGTTACTCGCTTAGTTGCAGCAGACATAGCAACGCGCAATCCTGGAGCAGCGATAGTAATCTTGTCGCCAGCAGCAGGGTTAGCACCAGCAAAAGTCGCTGAAGCAACAACATACTGATTAGTATCACCAGCAAATGTAATGACATCACCAGCAACCGCATTACCAGTACCACCGTTACCCAATGTAAGCTCAGTTGCACCTACCGCATAACCAGCGTTGTTGACATCAACAGCACCAGCTAAAGCACCAGCAGCGCCAGCAACAACTTGAGCAGATTCACGAATCGGCATTCCGTTGACATCTAGCAATACACCTTGACGCAAGATAGTGTCACTACCAGCATCAGCAACGTTTGCTTGCTTGCCTAACATATTTACCCCAGCGGTGGTGTTAATAACTAGCTGATTGTCCTGTAAAGGAGAGCCGTTATCTTTTAGTACCTGAAGGGCTTTTGATGCATCAGTGTAGTCATTAGCTGTTCCAAAAGGAGTAGCACCAGCAGTACCAACTGCACGGGAGAAAGTAGACTGCAAACCACAAAGATCAGTTTCTACCTCGTTAGTGACAGCACGGATAGCTTGCGCAATCTTGTTAGCCCTAACACTTCCGTATCCAGCACCAGTGTTTAGACCTTTTTGGTCCTCACCATTAAAGCCAAACTCAGCTGCGCGAGACTTAGTGATAATAATGTCTGTAAAGCCGGAAGTTTGTCCAGTTGGATCAGGTACAACCATTGCTGGTGTAATGTTTCCAACGTTTCCTACAGGTTCAACATCTACGCGGATAGCTTGCCCAACTTGAGCAGTATTTGCAGATGCATTTAAAGTGGCTGATGGGATCATTCCAGTAAGTTCTCTGGATACGATGTCCAATGCCTCGTATATTTCTGGTACTAGACCAGTGATTGTGTTCTCTGCCATGATAAAATTTCCTATTTAATAGAGAGTGCCGCCAGATTTGATGTATTTCATTTGGTCGGCTGGATTAAGTGCTGTAAATTCAGCGCGAGATTTAGTTTTTGCGGCACTGCCACTATTGTTGCCGCCAGTAGCACCACCACCGGACGACTGATTGCCTTTCAACAGCGAGGCAAATTTAGAATCATTCTTAAACTCAGCTTTTAAATCGTCTAAGGATGAAATTGTTAAGTTCCCATTACCATCAGTTACCGCTAATTCACCGTCTTTAAATGCAATTCGGTTATTAACAAAGGTACTTAATAGATCTATATTGGAACCTTCAGCAAGATCAGCCGCTATCTTCATAGCCGCATTGCTTTTTTGTTCAGATTCGATCTTTCCTTGCAATTGACTCAAAACACCTTGAGTTTCTTGCAGTTTTTCAGATGATGATTTATACAATGACTCAAAATCACCGCTTTCTTTTGCTAAACGGTCTTTTTCTGCTACAGCCTCGGCCTCTGCCTTACGCTTTGCATCTTTTGCAGTTTTTGTTTCAGTTAATAATTCATCATTCTTGTTTTTAATTGCGTTAAATTGATCGGTTAATTCTTGATTGCTTGTTTTTAACGCGGTTAATTCTTCTTGTAATGCATTTACATCTA